AATATTAGAATTACTGGCGATAGATAATTGGTACGGAGTATCAGAGAATATAGATATTGCAAAAGGTAAGTACAAGGCTTGTAGTAATATGGTAGATGTCAAAGAACAAATAAAGAGGGCAAGATATGGCAGCGGAAAATAAAAAAATACTAATCTCTATAGAGGTAAAAGGAACAGGTGCTGAGGCCGTATCTCAATCCACTAAGAAAGCCACTCAAGACTTGAGCAAACTCACTGAGGCTGAAGTTAGACAAAGAATTGAGGCGGAGAAGCTAAAAATAACAAATGCAGCGGTATCAGCATCATTTAGAGAACAAGCTGCCTCTCAATTAGCTGCTGCAAATGCCAGTCAACCTTTCAGAGCACAAGCTGGTCTAAACAACGCCATATTGCTTGAAACTTCTCGATTAGCTTCTGATGCTGGTTATGGCTTTACGGCTATAGCAAACAACCTTTCTCAGGTAATAAGCTTATTCTTTAGTTTTAGTAAGACTGCTGGAGGAGTTGTGAATTCATTAAAGCAATTAGGAAGAAGTTTACTTGGTAGTGGTGGTGTTTTGATTGCTATACAGCTATTAATAGCTTTTGGGGATGATATATACAATTTCTTTGCAGGAGTAGATGAGGGAGCGGAGAGAGCCAGAAAAGAAATGGATCAGTTGACTCAAAGCATAAGAGAACAAATTATGCTAATTGAACAGCTCTCCACAAGTGTTCTTGAGTATAATGTAACAGGAAAAGCCTTAGAAGAAAATATAGCTATTTTATCTACAAAGTTTTCTGAATTTGAAAAGGGAGTCAAAAAATTAGATTTAGCTCAAAATAAAAATGATGAAACGCTCCAGAGCCTTGTTGGATCATTCTTGAGATTAAACGTTGTTAGAAAAGAAATTGTAGAATTAGAAAAACAAGCTACAGACGCTGCTAAAGAGGGAGTTGACGCAAACAAGGTAAAATTAAGTGGAGAAAGAACTCTTGCTGGAGAAATAAGAAAAAGATACTTAGAACTAATAGAATTAGAAAAATTATTTACATTAGAATCTAAAAAAGGAAGTTCAGAGAGGCAGAGAATCTTCAAGGCTTCTGATCTTGATTTTGTAAAAGAACGTCAACAGTCGAGAGAAAGGATATTGAAAGATGTTATAAAGAATGAAGAAGCTCAGACTATAATTGAATTTCAAGGAATACGAGATAGAGCCAGAATAAAAACAAACGAATTCAAGGAAGATCAAAAAAGAAGATTAGATGATTTCTTATCCAGAACTGAAAATGAAAAACAAATAGCTGAGGCCAAAAGAAAATATAATGAATCTATAAGAGAAGCAGAAAATGAACTAAACGAATATATAATTCAGCTAAATAAGGAACAAGCATTTGCTTTAAATTCTTTATCTATAGAGCAAAATCAGCAATTATTAGAATTTTATAGAAAAAGAGGCCAAGATTTAGAAGTACTTGCTCAACAACAATTAGATCAAGAACTACTAAATGAAGGTATAAAAGCTGGCAATTTGCTTGATCTGAAACAAAATCAACTTGAAGCTGAAAGATCTTTTATACAGCAAAGATTAGACACTGAAAACCTATCTTTCAAAGAGAGAATTAGACTTCAGCAAGATTTAAGCAAAGTAGAGGATCAGCAAGCTTCCATAAGAATAAGAATAGCAGAGGCTGAGGCTCAAGGAAAAAGAGAATTATTAAACCAAGTTGGCAACGCTTTAACTGCGTTCTCAAGTTTAGCAGGAAAAGAAACAAAAGCAGGTAAGGCATTAGCCATAACATCCACATTGATATCAACTTATTCAGCAGCTCAAAAAGCATACGAGTCTCAGTTCCTCCCCATACCGACATCAACAAGTCCAATAAGAGGGGCTTTAGCAGCAGCAGCGGCAGTAGCAAGTGGATTGGCAAATGTTAAAGCTATTATGTCAGAAGGCAAGTCTAAGCCATCGACTGCTAAATCTCAAGTAACTGTAGAAGCACCAGACTTTAATGTTGTTGGAGCATCTCCAGAAAGCCAGTTAGCTCAGTCTGTGGCCGAACAACAAGCCAAACCTATAAAGGCCTTTGTAGTAGGAAAAGACGTAACTACTCAACAAGAATTAGATCGCAATATTAGAACAACTGCTGGGTTAGGCGGTTAATTTAAAAGATATGAGAATTATAGAATTACTTATTGATGAGGATGAATTGTTATCAGGTATCGAAGCTATCTCTATAGTTGACCGACCAGCAATTCAAGAACACTTCGTTGCGTTAAACGAACATCAAAGACACCAACTTGCCGAAGTTGACAAAGAAAAAAGAATCTTAATGGGAGCTGCTTTGGTCCCAAACAAACACATCTATAGAGCCGATGGTGATGAGGAGTACTACATTTACTTCTCAGAAGATACTGTTAGGAAAGCCTCAGAACTATTCTTGATGAGGGGGAACCAAAACAAATCTACCCTTGAACACCAAGCTGAACTCCACGGTCTATCAGTTGTAGAGTCTTGGATTGTGGAAGATGAGGTCCACGACAAGAGCGTAAAATACGGAATGGAACTTCCAGTAGGAACTTGGATGGTTTCAATGAAAGTAAATAATGAAGATGTTTGGGAGAATTATGTTAAGACTGGTTTGGTCAAAGGTTTTTCTATTGAGGGATATTTTACTGACAAGGTTAATATGGCAGAGGTCCAAAGTATTGATGAGGGTGAAGCGAATGAAATACTTTTAGAAGTACAGGACTATCTTGAAGAAAGGATGTTAAAGCTGAAAACCTATAGCGACTATCCTCAAGGCGTAGTAAGTAATGCCAAGAGAGTTCTTGAATGGGTAGATAAAAACGGATGGGGTTCTTGCGGAACTGCTGTAGGAAAACGCAGAGCCTCCCAGTTAGCCTCCAGATCAAATCTAACGGTCTCTACTATAAAAAGGATGTATTCCTTCCTCTCACGCCACGCAAAGGATTTAGAAGCCTCTAAGAGCTATTCTGATGGGTGTGGTAAGTTGATGTATGATGCTTGGGGAGGAAAAGCTGCTCTACGATGGAGTAAAAGTAAGCTAAAAGAATTAGGAGAAATAGATTTAGCAGAGGTGGATGAGAAGGGAAATGTAAAGTCCAGTCCTAAAGCCCCTAAGTCTGACACTCCAAATCCATCTCCAAAAGGAGAAGGCACGGCCAAGGGAGACGCATCTGGTAAAAGAGGTGCTAAGGTCTCTGAGAAAGATAAGGCCACTCTGAAAAAGAAAGCAGATGATTTCAATAAAAAATATAAAGACAAGTTGGGTTACGGTGTTAGCAGTAGTGTTCTCGCTTCTGTTTATCAGCGTGGCTTGGGAGCTTTTAATACAAGTCATAGCCCTAAGGTTAGGTCGGCTTCTCAGTGGGGTTTTGCGAGGGTTAATGCCTTTCTATACTTAGTAAGAAACGGTAAACCTCAGAACCCAAAGTACACTACTGATTACGATTTGCTCCCAGAAAAACATCCTAAATCCAGTAGAAAATAATGGCAGCAAGAAACACATCCTACAGAGTCCACGTTCAACATACAGATTCAACTGAAGTAAATTCAGTAAATATTGAAGATGGTGCTATGTTACATACTGAGGATGCTCTGTATATGGGGCATAATGGGAGTAACGTAATAGTATATCCACAAACCCTTGGAGCTTCTGTTGGGCTTGGCTGGGCAAGATACGATGATGGCCAATACACCTCATCAAGTAAGTTAGCTCTTGCTGATGGAGTTGAAGTTGCTTTAACGAATAACGGAGCATCTGTCTATAGAAGCCACAGCTCTATTGATTTTTACAATACATCTACCAACAAGGTCCTCGGAATAAACGAGAATGATGTGTATATGATGACTGTAGTCTTTAAGGTGTCTGCTCCCAATGCAAATCAAACCCATATAGATCTAAGATTTGTAGGGTCTGGAGAAATAGAAAGACTCCATAAAACAATGGGATTTTATAAGGGTAACGACACAGAACAGAACTTCCACGAAGTATTCCAATACTATACAGATGCTACGTTTGTTAGTGATGGAGTTGACCTTAGAATAATGGCTGATGGAGGAACTGCTGATGTTTGGGACATCATATTTTTCATACAACGTACTCAAAACGCTGGACTATAATGAGGAAACCAATAAGAAGAAAAAAGAACGCAACCGTATCAAGGACTTCCCCTACAAGCAGTAAGAGAGGGTGTCTTTGCCCTGATGGTAAGACCTATTCAAAAGACTGTTGTGATGGCAGTTTAGAAGCTCAAGGCATCGGGAGAGTCTAAAAATCTAACACCTATTATTTTACAAGTTATTTTAACAAATTATAATTATTATGAGTTCAACAACAATTTTGAATGAGATTTTACAAAAGTTGTCTGTGTTGACCAAAGAAGATGAACTCGCTCAAGAACTATCTGAACAAGAAGTTCAAGAGGAGATCGTTGAACCTGTAGACGAGGCAACTGAGGAAGTTGAAGAAGAAACTACTGAATTATCAGGAGAAGCTACTGAAGAAGTAGAGGCTGCTGAAGAAGTAGAACCTCAAGAAGAAGAAGAACTTGCCGAAGGGTACGTTTCTGAAGCAAAATATCTTGAGGATATGTCGAAGCTTAAGGCTGAGATTGACGCAATCAAAAAAATGATTGATGAGGAAATGGGCTATATGAAGAAAGAAAAAGAAGCTCTATCTGAGCAAGTAAAAGAACTTTCTAAAGAGCCAGCCGCTGAGGCAATTAAACACAACCCAGAAGCTGAGGAGAAAAAGAAATTCAACTTCGCTTATGGACAAAACAAACCCCAGAACACTTTTGATCGTGTGATGGCAAGAATTAGTAACAAACAATAATTAAATCTAAACAAAAATGGCTACAACTACTTCTATTACTACTACCTACGCTGGTGAGTTTGCTGGTCAGTATATCGCTGCTGCTCTCCTCGAAGGTTCTACTATCGCCAATGGCGGTATTACAGTAAAACCAAACGTGAAGTTGAAAGAGGTCATCAAGAAAGTATCTACCAACGATATCGTTAAGGATGCTACTTGTGATTTCGATCCTACTTCTACTTTGACTCTTACTGAGAGAATTCTTACTCCCGAAGAACAACAAGTTAACTTGCAACTCTGTAAAAAAGATTTCGTATCTGACTGGGAAGCTATCCAAATGGGATATTCTGCTTTTGACAGCCTTCCCCCTTCCTTTAGCGATTTCTTGATCGGCCACGTTGCTGCTAAAGTTGCTCAAAGAACTGAGAACTCTATCTGGACTGGAGACACTGCTACTAACGGACAATTCAATGGTCTATCTACTTTGATCTCTACTGACGCTGATCTACCTGCTGCTCAAGAAGTAACTGGTACTACTGTTAACGCTGGAAACGTAATTACTGAGCTTGGTTCTATCGTAGATGCTATTCCTTCTTCTCTTTACGGAAGTGAGGATCTTTACTTGTACGTTTCTCAAAACATCGCAAGAGCTTATGTTAGAGCTTTGGGTGGATTTGGAACTTCTGGTCTTGGTGCTAATGGTGTTAATGCTGCTGGAACCCAATGGTGGAACAACGGATCTCTATCTTTTGATGGAGTAAAAATCTTCGTTGCCAACGGTCTTGCTGACAACACCGCTATGGCTGCTGAGAAATCAAACTTGTTCTTCGGTACTGGTCTATTGTCTGACCACAACGAAGTTAAAGTTATTGATATGGCTGACCTTGATGGTTCTCAGAACGTAAGAGTCGTAATGAGATTTACCGCTGGTGTACAGTATGGTATTGTTGAAGATATCGTAACTTACGGTATTGCAAACGCTGCCAACTAATAATAATTTCAATAATCAAAAAGGGTGGGTCGGTTCATAGCCTACCTGCCCTTTTTTAATACTAAAAACTATGGCTTGTGATTTAACTGGTGGAAGATTAAAACCTTGTAAAGATGCTGTAGGTGGTATCAGAAAGATTCACTTTGTTGACTTCGGAGACTTGGGAACTGTAACTTTGGGTTCAAGTGATGAAGTAACTGATATGGATGGAACTTTCTCTTACCATACTTACGATGTCAAAGGTAATTCTTCCTTAGAGACAAATATTCAGACTTCCTTGGAGAATGGAACTACTTTCTTCGAGCAAGTACTAAACGTAACGCTACACAAACTTACCAAAGAGGACAACAAAGAGCTTAAACTTATGGCTTACGGAAGACCTCACGTTTTTGTAGAGACATTTGATGGCAATCTATTGTTGGTTGGTAGAGAACACGGAGCTGAAGTAACTGGCGGTACTGCTGTTACTGGAACTGCGATGGGTGATCTTCAAGGGTACACCCTTACTCTTACTGCTAACGAGATAACTATGCCTAACTTTGTTGATGGAGCTACCTCAGCTGATCCTTTTGCTGGTATGGTTTCTGCTACTGATACTCAATCTACTCAGCGTGCTGTGTAATTAGATTGATGGATTATCAATTCAAAAGGGGGGTATTTTACTCCCCTTTTTTTGTATCTTAGCAAAAACAATTCAATAGGGTATTAGTTATTTTATTATATGGAAATATTACCAACATCAGGAGATCAGATACTGAAGATAATCCCTCGTGAAGATGCGGAATCTCCAGTTATAAAGTTAACTAATAAGTATACAAGTAAAACGGTAACGGTAACTCCAACTAAGACAACTGAACAAGACTATATGGTGTTGAATGGTACTTTTACCCTTACTGAAGATACTATCTACAGATACGTTGTAGAGAAGTCCTCAGAAGACACCACAGAGATATACAGAGGCCTTATATACGCCACTGACCAAACAGATTTAGAAAAATACTATGTGAATCAGAATGAGTACACCGAGGAAGATAGTTTCGATAACGAATTTATTATAATATAATGTCAAGGAGAAAATCACCAAATAGAATCAATCCTGTAAAGCCAAAGGACTCAATCCACGTTGTGAACTTATCAAGTTACACAGCTCCCCAAGTTGTAGAATCAAAAAGATACGATTGGGTAGAATATGGAGATGATAACGAATACTTTCAGTATCTAATAGACAGATACAATGGGTCTCCAACAAACAACGCTGCTATCAATGGAATAGCTGAAATGATTTATGGGAGGGGATTAGATGCCACCGACAGTGAGTCTAAACCACAAGACTACAGTAAAATGAAGGAGTTATTCTCCAAAGACTGTATGAAAAAGGTTTGCTACGACTATAAAATGATGGGTCAGGCAGCCCTCCAAATAATCTATTCTAAGGACCGATCTCAGATCGTACAAGTCGAACATATACCTATCGAGACGTTAAGGGCTGAGAAGGCTTCTGATGGCGAAATAAAGGCATATTATTACAGTAGCGACTGGTCCAAAGTACAAAAGAACGATAAACCTAAAAGAATATCAGCTTTTGGGATGAGCAAGGATGGGATTGAGATATTGTATATCCGACCCTATAGAGCTGGGTTTTATTATTACTCCCCAGTGGATTATCAAGGTGGTTTGCAATACTCTGAATTGGAGGAGGAAATTGCTAACTACCATATAAATAATATACAGAATGGCCTACAGCCTTCTATGTTGATCAACTTTAACAACGGAACTCCTGACAAAGAACAAAGAGACGCTATTGAAAGAGCGATTTATGATAAGTTTAGCGGTACGAGTAATGCAGGTAAATTTATTCTTGCATTCAACGACAGTAAGGAACTTGCTGCAACTATTGACCCTGTAACCGTACCAGATGCCCATCAGCAATATCAATTCCTTTCTGATGAGAGTATGAAGAAGATTATGGTGTCCCACCGTATTGTTTCTCCAATGTTGGTTGGAATAAAAGACAATAGCGGTCTTGGTAACAACGCAGACGAGCTTATGACAGCTTCACTCCTTATGGACAATACTGTTATTAGACCAATGCAAGTTACCATTATAGACAGCCTTGAGAGAATATTAGAATACAACGGAATTGAACTTGACATTTACTTTAAGACTCTACAGCCTCTTGAATTTACTGATTTGACAAATGCGATTAGCGACAGTGAGATTGAAAAAGAAACTGGAGTAAAGAAAGATGTAGACGAAACTATAGATGAACAAATAGAAGATATTGAATAATGGCAACACCACTTTTTATAAAGAGATCTGACCTCGTAAAGAATACAGCACTAAGCGGAAATGTTGATCCTGATAAGTTTTTGCAATTCGTAAAGCTTGCTCAAGAGATCCATATCCAGAACTTCTTAGGGACTGACTTATACGATAAAATCAGTAGTGATATATTGGCTGACTCTTTGACTGGTGATTACCTTGCTTTGGTAAATGATTATGTACAGCCGATGCTTATCCATTACGCAATGGCCGAGTATTTGCCTTTCGCATCTTATACAATCGCTAATGGGGGAGTATTCAAATACAATAGTGAGAATGCTACTCAACCTCAAAAGGAGGAGATAGATGTGTTAATTACCAAAGAGAGGGACTATGCTGAGTACTATACAAATAGGTTCATAGACTATATGAGTTTTAATGCGAGTTCTAAGTTCCCAGAGTATTACAGCAACAACAATGAGGATATATATCCAGATAAAGAAAATTACTATCAAGGATGGGTTTTATAAAGAAACAGTATAAACCAAAGAAAGAAAACGAAATTAAGCTTAGTAGTTACTTAAAAAAGAAAGATGGCAAACTCGATAGACTGGGGGAAGACGTACTGCGAAATCCACGATAACAGTGGGTGGGGAGATGAGGAATGGACCACATATTACATTCCAGATACTTCAGCTCCTACTTGTTGGGGAACAGTACCAGTTACTCCCTTTACAGCCGATTTGATAAGCTACTTTGGTGGAAATATAACAGCAGATAATACAATCTTTAAAGCAGATAAAACACAATTATAAAGAATAGAATATGGCAACAGCAAGTTTAACTCAACCAACAAGTGCTTCTACTGGGAATATCCCATACGTTGGTACTACCGCCAATGATAATACTGGTAGTCCGTTAAGAGATGCGTTTAGCAGAATCAATAGTAGGCTAACTGAAATCTACGGATCTCAGGATGGTTCTAATGTGGTTCAAACTCCCTTTGTTGATGGAGACAATATCAAGAACGACACTATAGATTCCCAACATTACGCTGCTGGTTCTATTGACGAGGAGCATCTAAGTGTTACAAATGCTCCAACTGATGGGTATGTTTTGACTTACGACAGTGCAAGTCAAGGTTTCACTTGGGAGCAAAAATTCGATGGGGATATCACTGGTATTGTAGCAGGAGCTGGACTTACTGGAGACGCTGCTTCAGGAGAGGCTACTTTAGCTGTTGGAGCTGGCACTGGTATTACCGTAAATGCTAACGATGTTCAAATATCTGATGGTGGAGTAGACCACACTCAGTTGGCTGCAAGATATACTGCTAAGCAAGATATAGCCACTACAAGTGGGACTATCGACTTAGATGCTTCTTCATACGCTATATTTGAATTGACTGGGAACTTAGGGACTGCAACTTTGAATATACAAAATATGAAGAAAGGGACTGTTATTGACATCATCCTTTCTGGAGCTGATTTGTCAAGTGCGGTTATAACTTTGTCTGATGACTTTACAACTTCTGCGATAAACAAAGTCGGATCAACCAATTTAGATACAACTGGTACAAACCTTATTCAAGTTGTTTGCTTGGATGATAACGATTCTGATGCAATTCTAAACTACGCTATAGCAACTTATACTACCGATACAACACCATAATTATGAAAGCAAGAGTAGAAAACGGACAAATAAAAGTATATAAAAGTTTACCTTCTGAACACAAGAAAGCTGATGGTAGCGTAATTTTAAACTTTAGGAAAGCTTCAGCTGATGTATTGGAGGCTGAAGGATTTTACGATGTGGTTAAGCCAAGCTACGACTCCCAAATTCAAACAAAGGGAGGATTGTATTTTGATGAGGCAGCCGGTATAGTTACATACGCAGTTACCGATATAGATTTCAATCAGGATGTAGAGATCTTAGACGAGAATGGAGATTCAACTGGATTGACCGAAAAGCGTTATAAGATTGCCGATATAAAAGCTGAGAAGTTAGCTGAAATTAAGTCCAAAGCAGGGGAGCTATTGAAGCCTACTGATTGGCAAGTTATCAGAAAGATGGAGAGAAATATTGATATAGATCTGGATGTAGCGACAGAAAGAGCGGATATACTGGCTGAAGCCGATAGGTTGGAAGCTGAGGTAAATGCTAAGAAATCCTACAAGACCGTATTGCAATATCAAGTTAGATTTTTCCCACCATCTGAAGAACAAGTGATATGAGTTTCAATAAAAGATTTTTCCCAGTAGGGGGGATAGTTGCATCTTCAGAAGCAGCTTGTACTACCGACACGGCTGACAAGTTCGGAGATACAAATGGTATAGCACTATACACCCTCGACTATGACGCCTCCGATGCAAGTGGTAATTACGATGGCACACCGACAGACGTTGAGTTCGGGGTAGGCGGTCAGATAAACTACGGTGCAAGGTTTAATGGGAGTAGTAGTAAAATAACATTACCATCTGGATTTTTAGATTCTGCACAAACACTTTCGTTTTCGGTTTGGGTAAATCCAACTAATATATTGAGTTTTAGTGGTATTCTCGACAAATATATAGGAAGCACAAGTGGCTGGGCATTACATATACCAAGCTCAACAAACAAATTTGCAGAAGTACTTGTTTATAATGGTTCTGATATAAACACAACAGCGACAACCGCTCTTCCTTTAGGGGATTGGACTCACATTGTTGGTACAATATCAACAAGTCAAGTAAAAATATATATAAATGGAACATTAGAAGATACAAGTGCATTGTCATCCCCCTTGACAACCAATACCACGCCTTTGATTGTAGGAGGCGATGCAGTATCGACTCTATCATTTGATGGTAGTATTGACCAATTAAGATTCTTCACAAAAGAATTAAACTCTACCGAAGTATCTACCCTATACGCTGAAACTGCTTGTGTTTATACTTGTACCACAGATACAGTAGATTACCCCACAACAAACGTAGCATATTACAAATTAGATAACTCGGCTATTGACGAGACAGGAAGCTTTGATGGTACTGAAACAGATATATCTTACACCTTTGGACGATTCGGACAAGCTGCGGTTTTTAATGGAAGTAGTAGTAAAATAATAAATTCAAGTTTTAGCCAACCGTCTGGGGATTTGTCTGTTTCATTGTGGGTAAAATTCAACACGATAAGTTCAACACAAAAAGAGTTTTTTGATTGGTCTGGTGGAGGTACTCAAGGTTTATTGAGAATAAATAGTTACAATAGCAACGATTTAAGATTCTCCTACGGGTCTGGAGAAAGATATATTAGCTTTGATGGATATACAATAAATACAGATACTTGGTATCATCTTGTATTTGTAAAAGATGGCTCTACTGCAAAATCGTATTTTGACAATAATGCACTTACCACTTTTTCAATTTCAGGAACGCAAACGGGCACTGGCTTGTTTTTAGGATGCAATCAAGACCAAACACGTTTTAGTGATTGTACAATAGACCAAGTAAGAATATTCTCATCGGCATTAGATTCTACCCAAGTAACACAACTTTACGAGGAGAAACCTTGTGCAGATACCTCTACGTTTAAGACTGTTTTGTATAGTGGAGCTGCATCAGAACAATATATATCTAATGTAGGATTTAATTTAGATGTTAATGATGGAGGAGAGGGTGGTTTATTATGGATTAAAGGCAGAACAAATAGCCTTACAAACCATAGACTTTTCGATACGGTTAGAGGGGCAAGTGCTGGTTCATTAGCCTCTAACTTAACAAATGCAGAAATGACTGCGTCTGGTGGTGTAATAACAAGTTTTGATGCAAATGGATTTACAATACCAAATCAACAAGGTGATGTGAATGGTTATCCAAGAGACTATGTAGCTTGGGTATGGAAAGCAGGAGGCGATGCCGTATCAAATACCAATGGTTCTATTACAAGTCAAGTAAGTGCAAACCAAGACGCAGGGTTTAGTATTGTAAAATATACGGGTAATGGAACTGTTGGTGCAACAATAGGACACGGACTTTCTTCTGCTCCTGAATTTAGTATAATTAAAAAACTTGATACCGTTGGTTATTCAGGGGGTAATTGGGTTATTGGGTATGGTTCTTATAATACAGACTTGTACTTAAATAGCTCCGCAACAGCAGGAACTAACAATTATTTTTGGAATGCTGCACCAACCTCAACAGTACTTGAAGTAAAAAATGATTGGTTTGTGAATTATAGTGGTGCTGGATATATTAGTTATAATTTCCACTCTGTATCAGGAGTAAGCAAGGTGGGGAGTTATGTGGGTGATGGTACTGATAATTTTAGTAAACAAATTACAGGATTAGGATTTGACCCAAGTTTTGTAATGGTAAAGAATGTAGATTCATCAGGTTCAAATTGGGAAATAATTGACGTACGCAGAGGCGATGGACAAAACCTATACGCAAACGAAAATTACTCTGAAAACGCTAATAGTCCAACTTCATACGGTACAGGAAATTTGATTACAGATGGTTTTGCAGTAAGGAGAGGTACAGTTTCTACGTCCGTCCATTGGAATAAATCAGGAAATACATTTATATATTTAGCATTTGCATAATGGAAGATATGAAGCTATTTGGCGTTTACGGATTGAATATAGGAGCATTGGCATTTAGTTTTACCGAGATTAACCCAGCGATACAAT